ATGGCTAAAGCATTGGGAAAAAGTGTTTCTTCTTACTGTAAAAGAGAAATAGGTTTAGTTGATTATACAATTAGTGAAGTCAAGATCATTAAACGTATGTTAAAATTATCGCCATCAAAAATAGACGAAATTTTTTTTAATGATTAAGTTGCTTTTAAAGAAACATATCTTGTGATTTAATTGTAACTTATAAGATATATCTGATGAATGTACTTAAAGTACATAAATATTCCATAAATATCATACAAGACTACTTGTCTACCTAAAATTAGGTATTTATTGTAATTATATGAAAAATGAAAGGGGATTTATATGGAAATTAGATTATACATGGAATTTGGTTCTATAAGATGCATATTGCGAAAGATTGACCCTAATTATGCATTTGTGTGTGATGAAAAAAATCTTGCATTGGGGCATATATCCTTTGAAAACTATAAACTCCTATACAAAGGTGTTGGATCTGAGGAGCTAAAGGAATATAAACTTATTAAAAAATAAAGTAGGTGATGTTAATGTCAAATGAATATAGAAACATTTATCAAATAGCAAGAGAGTCTTCAGGTTTTACTCAAGAAAAGGCTGCAGAGCTAACAGATATATCTGTTGAAAGTCTTAGATGCTATGAAAGTGGGAAAAGAGTTCCACCAGATAAAGTTGTAATCAAGATGATTGAAATATATGACTCAAGGTATCTCGCATATCAGCATTTAAAGACAAGTGCAGAAGTTGGACAAACATACTTACCTAAGATAGAGCTAAAGGATTTACCAACTGCAATATTAAGACTTTTGAAAGAGGTAAATGACTTTGTAAATTGTAAGGATGAATTAATAAATATAACTTGTGATGGAGTTATAAGTGAAACTGAACAGGTCCGTTGGAAGTCAATATTAAAGGAATTAGAAGATGTTGAAGAGGCTATAATGGCCTTGAAATTTGCAAAATAGACTTATCATAGTATAAGTATTTATTTTGGCAAGTTGATGAATCTGTAAGAAATCTATTCTATATCATATATAAGAGTTATCACGTGAATAGGTAATTTGAATATTATGTATAGACAAGAAATGCTGTAATGAGGTGAACATATTGAAAGTTAATGTTTTTTTACCTGATGATATAACATATCTTCAAGAAAAATTTGCAGATGTAGTAACTGATATTTTGATAAGAAAACTGAATAGAAAAGAAGTTGAAGAGCTGATAGAAGTATTGGAAACTACAGATTCTTTATAGAACATTAACGGACAAGGTGTAGGAGGGAAAGTGTTATGGGTAAAGATGATATAGTGGTGTACTTAAGTCATATTCGAGATATAAGCAAAGGTGAAGGACTTAAATTAGATGCAGCAGCTTTAACTTTTGCAATTGATGCTATAAATACATTGGATATAGTTAAAGGTAATTTAGTTCAGATTGAAGCACCAAACATAGGAGATAGCTATATTGATGATTCTTTATTAGCTATTAATAAAATCCATGAGTATAAGTATGAGGAGGAATCAATATGAAATATACAGTACATGGGTTTAGCCAAGAAAGGTTAATAGAACTAGGATTAGACTATGTAGATGCAGCAATACTTAGGTATTTTATAGATTTTAGGGAAACAAAGAAAATGACCACGAAAATAATAAATGGAGAGCCATACTATTGGGTAAAGTATGAATCCATTCTTCAAGAGTACCCAATTTTAAATATAAAAACAAAAGATAGTATGTATAGAAGGCTTAAAAAGCTAGAAGAAGCAAAGGTATTAAAACATGTAACAATACGGAGCAATGGAACATATTCTTATTACACTACATCAGAAAATTATTTAGAATTGGTATCAAAAAATGAAACGGATGAAAATCCAAACCAAACGGATAGAAATCCAAACCAAACGGATAGAAATCCGAGTCAAACGGATAATAATCCGGAGCATACGGATGAAAAACATACAGGAGTCGGATTGAAAGTCGGAACAAATAATCCTTCTACTATATCCATTAATAATAATAATGTCGAGAATAAAAATCTCAACGATAATGCAAAAAAAATAATTGAGTATTTAAATACTAAAGCTAATAAAAATTTTAGAACAAATACTCAAGCAACTAAAAAATTAATAAAAGCAAGGTTAAAAGAGGGGTTCACTTTAGAGGATTTCAAAAAGGTTATTGATAATATGGTTGTTGAATGGACAGGCACTCAATGGGAAAAGTACTTGGTACCTACTACCCTATTTGCAGGTAAGTTTGAAACTTATCTAAACCAAAGGAAAAATGAAAAGAAGAAATTAACCTCAGATCCTAAGGAACCTAATAAACCTTTAAAAATTATTTGGGGGGAAATGTAACATGGAAATGGTTATGCCATATAGCTTAGAAGCAGAGTCAACAGTACTTGGAGGAATTATAAATAACTCTGAAAAGTTAAATGAAGTTGAAGATATATTAAATCAAAGTGATTTTTACATGGAGAAACACCAGTTAATATATAGCACAATGAGAGAATTAAGCAATAGGGGAATAAGTATTGATTTAGTTACCTTATCAAATGAGTTAAACACTAATAAAAAGATAAATAAGTGTGGGGGAATGACGTACTTAACTTCTCTTAGTGGAACATCTAATTTTGGAGAAAACATAATAAATCATGCAAATATAGTTAGAGAAAAATCAGAGAGAAGGAGACTTATAAAGGCAGGCATGAAGTTAATTGAAGACTCTTATGATGGAGACATAAACCAGGTATCATCTTCTATGGAAATGGCATTAGATAGTGTAGCTGATAAAAATAAAGATGGAGAAATGGTTAGCATTGGAGATGCATTACAAGATGCAATTACAAGTATTGAAGATAAGTTCAAAAATGGAAGTAGAATCCTTGGGAAAACCACAGGCTTTAAGTCATTAGATAATACTATTTCAGGTTTGAATAAAGGAGATTTTATAGTAATAGCTGCAAGGCCTTCAATGGGAAAAACTGCATTTGCACTAAATATTGGACAGGCTGCTTCAAGGGAAGGAAATGTGGGTATATTTTCACTTGAAATGCCAGAGGAACAACTTATGCAAAGATTTTTATCAGCTAGATGCTTAATTCCATTTCAGACTATTAAAACAGGGAACCTAAGTCCTGCAGAGTTTGAAAGAATATCTACTGGAGCTGCAGACCTTGCTAATAGAAATATTTTTATTGATGATAATTCAACATCACTCTCAGATATTAAAGCTAGATGTAGAAGTTTAAAAAAGAAACATGGCTTAGATGTTGTTATTATAGATTATCTTCAACTTCTTGAAACATCAGAGAAAACTTATTCAAGGGAACAGGAAATAGCAAAAATATCTAGAGAACTTAAGAAGATGGCTAAAAAATTAGAAGTAACAGTAATAGCTCTATCACAGTTATCACGTGCTACAGAACAAAGAGCAGATAAGAGACCAATGCTATCTGACCTAAGGGAATCAGGCTCTATAGAACAGGATGCAGATGTAGTAATGTTTTTATATCGTGATGAATACTACGACGAGGATAGTTCTAGCAAAGGTATTTCGGAAGTGATAATTAGTAAAAACAGAAATGGACAAGTTAAGACTATAAACCTAGCATGGCGAGGAGAGTATCAACGTTTTGGCGAACTAGCAGTGTAATGGATATGAAAGAGTTAAGTAATGATATTTTAGAGTTTTTAAAAATGAGTAGAGAATTACTAGACTATTGCTCTTGTATGGAGATGGCAACTAAGTATAAACCGAGAGAATTTAATTATAGCGAATATAGATACCTATTACAGAATGTAATTAAAGAAATTGGAACTAGAGAAGACGTATTAAAAATATATGATAAGTTGAATTAGAAGGGATGAGGGAAATGGAAAAAGTAATGAACAAATTTCAAGAATGTTTAGAGACGTGGAATGACTTACCTAGCTATGTGTATTCAGAGGAGTATAAAAAGGCCTTTATGAATTTTGCTAAAATCTCAATGGATATGGGAAGAGCTGTAGGAGAAAGATTTGTTGTAATGACATTGCACCATGAAACTGGTGATAGATTACCTTACTTTGATTTTGATAGAAAATAGTTTGGAGAAGGAGTAATAAATTATTAAATTAAATAGGCTTCAACTCTTGGCTAAAGCAGAGGGATGTATTAACTACTGAAACTAAAAAAGTGAGGTGAAAGTAGTTAATCACAAATTTATGTTAGCATTTTAGCCCCCTAAAATATAAATATAATAAAGTCGCTCCCTCTGTTTTAACAAGGAGTTGAAGTTAGTGGTAAAGGAAGTAATTAAATGAAAAGATATTTTGATATTCCAGAAGACAGATTGACATTACAATTAGTTCTTAAATCAGAAGGTATGAGGTATACCGTAGAACAAATAGAGAAATCACTTAAGATAACAGGGTTAAGAGAAATTTCTTTAAAGGAATATAAAGAGTTAAGTGATGAATATATAAAATATCCCAATACAGGGGTAAGTACTTACGAGGAACAATTAAGCTTTGTATAGAAGTTGTGAAAGGAAGGAGCAATGTAATGAGAATTTTAGATTATTTACAAAATGAAATTAGAGAAGTATATGATATAAAACCATTGGAGAGTGGAGAATATCAATTAATTTATAATAATGAAACTGTAAAAAGAAAAAGATACGAATTCAGAGAATTAGATAAAGTTTATAAATGCATTAAAGGCTTTTTAATCGAGAGATGTGACGATGATGGGTTCACTATTGACGGAGAAGATTATTTCATTACAGAAGGTTCTTTGTGGGTTATACCAGAAGATAAGGATTATAGATTTATAGGTGGAGAAGTAAGATTTGAACATGAGGAACATGGATGGATTGAGATATCTAAAGAGCATTTAAATAAT